AAATTCCAGGTATTATAGCGTTCTAATCGGTGAGTCGGATGGGTTTGTTTGTGGCCCGTCGCAGTCCGGCTCACCGGTTAGAGCGCTAGAAAACTGGAATTATGAAAGATAAAGAGCGTTTTGCGTCGTTGCGCGGTAGTTACCACGCAGACCCTTCGATGTTGGGCCGCTCGTTAGAAGCTCGTGGTCTTTACGCGTGCGGGTTGTCTTATTGCGCGGCATGGATGACAGACGGAAAAATTCCGAAAGCAATCGTCGGTTCGTGGTTCAGAGCGACACCAGATTGTCACGCGTTATGTCACGCGGAACATAACGCGTCTGTCACACGAGAATTGCTTGTACGGCTGCCCCACGAGCGGCGACCAATGTGGTCCGAAGATGACGAATTTTATTGGGTCATAGCATATACAGAGCATAATTGGACGCGGAAAAGAATCGAAGACGAAAGGCTTAAAGCCGCGAAAAGACAAGCAAAACACAGGAGGAAGTCAGGCGATGATAATGAGTGACGTAACGCGTGACGTAACGCGTGACGTAACGCGTGACGTAACGCGTGACGTAACGCGTGACATAACGCGTGACTCTCTCTTTCTCTTTCTACGTCTCTTTCTCTGTCTATCCGGATCCGGATACACCACGAGGAAATTGTGAGCAGTAGAGACTACGCACGCGGGAGCAACAGCAATCTCTCTTTGGGGGGGAGCGCGCCGGCGTACCCCGTGACCGACCTGGTAGCCGACCTGGTAGCCCACGGCGCCGCGTTCGCCCGGCCGCTCGAGGTCGACGGCAAGGTCCACCGGTGCGCGACGGTGACTCGCCCCCGGAAGAAGAATTTTTCCTACCTGCTCTATCCGGATGGTTGCGGTGGCTGGTACGAAAATCACGAGACCGGTGAGGGGCCCCAGCGCCTCTACCTTGCCCCCGGCCGGAAAGCCGAGGCAACCACGGACCAGCGAGCGCAGTGGGCAACTCAGAGGTCGGAGCGCGCGGCGATGGCACGGAAAGCTCGAGTCGAGGCCCGAGCGCGGGCGAGGGCGATTTGCTCGCAAGCTCACCCGGCGCTACCGGATCACCCGTACCTCGAGAAAAAACAGATCAAGCCATACGAGCTGCTGCAACGCGGAGTCGAACTGGTCGCGCCGATTGTGTCGGTCGAGGGTGACGTCCAGACGATCGAGCGAATTTCTCCGCGTGGTGAAAAAAAGTTTTTGCCGGGCGGCGCGGTGGCAGGAAATTTTTACGCGCTAGGCGAAGTGTGGACTGGACGCCGGTTGTTGATTTGCGAGGGAGTAGCTACCGCTCACACGCTTTTCGAGTCCACCGGGTTGCCGACCGTTGCCGCGATGTTTGCCGGTAACCTTGAGCCCGTGACGCGCGTCATAAGCAAGATGGATAGACAATGTAAAATTCTAATATGCGCTGACGACGACTGGAAAACCAAGGGCAACCCCGGACTAACCGCCGCGACCAAGGCCGCATCGGTGGTTGACGGCCGGGTTGTTATTCCCGACTTCATCGACTTGAAGCGCGGCGATAAAGACACCGATTTCAACGACCTGCAACTCTTAACCGGGCTACACGAGGTGAGGCGACAAATCATATGGGCTCTGTAGAACAAACCACGCTCGATTTCGGAGTGAAGCCCGAACGTCGCAACAAGCGCATCTTGCGAGCCTACCAAACCGCAGCGGTCGAGGCTATCGAGCGCGAGCTTACCACGAGTAAATCAACGCTAGTAGTCATGGCTACTGGGTTAGGTAAATCGGTAGTGCTCGGCGAGCTTGCCGCGAGGACCGCCGGAAACGTGCTCGTCCTGTCCCATCGAAACGAACTCGTGCGGCAGGTACGAGAACATCTGTGGGATGCATCTGGCGAGTGGACGGCTATCGAGCAGGGGCTACTACAGGCCGGAGAAGCTCGCTTAGTATCTGCCAGCGTGCAAACCATGGTACGGCGTTTAAAGAATTTTGACCAAGACTGGTTTGAGTTGATTGTGATTGACGAGTGTTTCCCGGCATGGACGATGATTGGCGATAAAAAGATCGAGGAGATTCGTGTTGGTGATTTGGTAGAAAGTTTTAATCACGCAACGGGGGAAGTAGAAAAAAAGAAGGTTGTTCGCCTATTCACGAAAAAAGCCACGGCTTTCGTCGGAATAAATTTCGGGGACGGTAACGATTTGGTATGCACTGTAAATCATCCGGTTTATATGAGAAGAGACGGAAAGGATAAATATGTCAAGGCGGAAAATATTGCAGCGGGCGACCTGTGTTGTATGCGGACTAGCGTTCGAGCGCGAGACGGACACGTCTCAGAGACCGCCGAGGGTATGCTCTCGGGAATGCCAGCGAAAGTTATCATCGACGACCATGGCGCGCACAAATCGAGCGTATGCATCGGAACGAATGCGGTTAAGAAATCCGATGAAGATAGAAAACGTTCGCGCATCTGTGAGCAAAACACTGAAACGAATCGGGCATCGTCCGCCGTGGCGGGGAGGGAATGGAACTGGTCCGACAATTCCGGAAGCGATGCTACTGGAAGAACTGGGAAACGGTTGGATTTGGAATCATTCGGTTGCGACGAAGATACCAAAAGGAAACGGATATCCGCGTTGTTACAAGATCGATGTGGCAAATCCGAAAAATCAAATAGCCGTAGAGGTAGACGGATCGAGCCATGCGGCACTAATCAGACGGGAGCAGGACAGGAAGAAAGACGGCTTTTTACGTGGTGCAGGGTGGAGAGTGTTGAGAGTATCGAATATCTGTGTGACGGGGGACTTGCCGTCTATAATCTCGAAGTTGAAGAAAATAGCAACTACTTCGCCAACGGCTACTTAGTTCATAATTGTCATCATGCCGTAGCCAGTACCTACCGAAAAATCATAGAGCATTTCGGTGCGAGAATAGTGGGAGTAACCGCGACTCCGGATCGTGGCGACGGCACGGGACTACGCGGTATTTTTCAGACCGTAGCCTACGAAATGGGAATTGTACAAGGTGTCGAGGACGGGTGGCTGGTGCCGCTCAAGGGTCAGCGTCGATTTATCGAGGGTATCCACCTAGAGAAGATAAAGAAAGTGGCCGGCGACCTCGCCCTCGGTGCGCTTGACAACGAAATCGTGAACTCGAAAGTGGCGATAGCTCGCGATCTGGTAGCGCGACTGCAGGACAAGCACGCAATAGTTTTTACCCCTGGCGTTGAATCAGCGAAGTTGGTGTCCGCCGCGTTGAATGAGATTATACCGGGTTGCTCGCGTGAGGTAGACGGAAACACGAACGAAGACGAGCGGCGCGAATCGTTCGATCTATTCAAATCGGGGCGTATAGGCTACCTAGTGAACTGCGCGATAGCCACGGAAGGAGTCGACCTTCCTGTCGCCGATGTGATCGCAATGTGCCGTCCGACGCTGTCACGCGCGTGTTATACGCAAATGGTCGGACGAGGTCTTCGATCACGATCCGCGGAGCTGGAAACGCTGAGCTTGCCCGAAGAGAGGAGGCTTGCGATAGCTAGGAGCTGTAAACCGGACTGCCTGATTTTGGATTATGTCGGGAACTCGGGTAAGCACGACCTGATAGGTCCGGAGGATATTCTAGGCGCTGACGAATCGGACGCGGTACGTAAGACCGCAAAGAAAATTATAAAAGAAAAATCGAATGCTGGCGAACAAATCGATATTCAAGAAGCTATTCGACTGGCCAAAAAAGCGCTGGCCGAGCTTGCCGATCGGCGCGTTGAAGCGAGGGTGCGCTCGCACGGGTTCGACCCGCTCGCGGCGTTTCTCCTAAAGGGGCGCCTACGGCCGGACATGGATCAACGGATCGAGCCTCCCACGGCCGCGCAACTAGGAGCGCTGCTGAGATTCAAGTTGAAAGAGAGCGAACTGAAAGGGCTAACCAAGCGATCGGCCGGCGCGCTAATGGATAAACTAATCGAACGGAGTCGCCTTGGGCTGTGTTCTGCGGGACAGATGAGAGTGTTGATAAAATTCACGGACATATCACAATCCGATCTCGCTAACGTTAGCTTCCCGCTAGCCAGCGCGATGATAGACAGGATAGCGAAATCAAACTGGAAACGCGGTTGGACGAGAGATGAATTATACCCGAAAGATAATTTTATTTATTAGGAAATTGCGTAATGAACACCGATGGTAAAACCCACAAAGCCATACGTGAGCTAATCCTTGCCGGCCATCAGATCAACGCCGACGAGGTAACGATTAAACGCGCATGGCTACCCGATATAATCTCAATACTCAAAAAGTTCGGCGATGAAAAAGATAGCGAGCTAGTGGAAAAATTGGAGGCGCTAATAGGAAATTGCGTAATGAACACCGATGGCAAATACCAACCAATGCCAGCGCGACGGCTTACGAATCGCGACAAATGAGTATTTTATCTAAAAAAGTCCCGCTAGATTATCGGTATCCAGTCGATCCGCCATCGGCGCGCAAACGCCGTATGAAAAAAATAGACCTTACAAACCCGCCCGAATCGCACGAAATGAAATGCCTGGCTCTGTATCTCAACGCGAGGTTCGGCGTGTACGGCTGGGCGAAGTACGTGGCCGAGCGCGTGCTGCGTAAGAGTGATTATGCATACTACGACTCGCTGTTGGCGCAAGGTTTGAAGGTTGGTCATCCAGATGTAGTTATCTACATTAGCCCAACTACAAAAGTCTGCCGTGCTCCGATAGAGGTGATATTTAAAGGCGCCGCGATAGAGGTCAAACGCCGGCGTGATTCCGAGGCGACCGAAGGACAACTCGCATGGGGCAAGGCTTTTGAGGACATGGACTACCTATTTTACGTGGCACATGGATATGACGACGCCAGGAGGTGGATAGAGAAATATTATGGCAAACCATAAACCGATTGAAGCCCCATCAATGCCAGCGCGATGGCTTACGAATCGCGACGGTACCGCTCCGAAAGACGGTAGAATAAAACAAGGAAAGGATAGATAAATGAAACATACAGCAATCCTATGGATGCGGTTGTTTGTTTCTAATGCCAGCGCGATGGCTTATGAATCGCGACGATATTTCTCAAAACGTCAAGCATTAAGACGTCATGCCGCGGAATGGGGCGTGCGGCCGCGATGGTACGAGACAAACGCGAGGCTGAGAAAACGCATCCAGGCGGTTTTACGCAATCCGCCTGTGACTGACGATATACAGACTTTAAACCACAATGCCAGCGCGATGGCTTATGAATCGCGACGCTCGGCCCGCGGGCGGCTCAATCAATGCCAGCGCGACGGCTTACGAATCGCGACCGTCGCAATTCATAAGCCGTGTAAAGGCATAAAAAGGGAGCCCAAGAAATGACCTGCCGCGATAGAGCGTGTATAATCTACGGTGTTTTTCTGATCGGCGTAGTCTGCTTTGAGCTGAGTACATGCCGTGGACCGGCGCGCGCGGACGACCGCCGATTATGGCTGGCGCGCTGCATGGTCGCCGAAGCGGGCTTTCGCGCCGGTCCGGACGATGGCGCCATAGCCGGCGTACTCATGAGCAAGGCCGCACGCTCCGGCAAGACCTTGGTCTGGATGGTCAGACACTACTGTCGCGGGCTTTACCGCGCGAATGCCTCTTGGCTGCGCTACCTACGCGAGAGCCCGGTCCAGCCCCGCTACTGGCCCGTGCGGTGGGCTTGGTCCGAGTCGCGCGATGACTGGCTGGAAAAACTCGAACGCGCGCAGGCCGCGCTAGACGGGATACTCTACGACCCGTGTGACGGGGTCGCCTCGCATTGGCGCGGACCGCACGATAAAACCCCGGCGTGGTTCGAATCTGTCGATTGTGGGCGGACTAAAAATATATTCGGAAGAACGAAAGGAACTCGGAAATGACAACGAAAGTTTTTAAATACGGAGCCTTACCAGTTACTCTCGATAGCGAGATTCGCAAGAAAATGAAGTTAGCAAGGGAATATTACAATCAACTGGTAGAGGCAGAGAACGGTCGACGTAAAACGGTATGGGGCGGCGAGCGTCCCAAACAACCTCCGCATGAGCACAAGGACGAGCCGGTTTGCGAAGAATGCAAAAAGCACTGGAAGGATATTAGAGACAAATATTTTGCTACACCACCCTTAGATATAAAACCATTGCGAGCGAAGGCATCGGAAGCGGGTTTGTATTGGGGGACGTATTTGATAATCGAAGAAAGTTTTTCCGCTGCTTGGAAGAAAACAGATGGGTTATCAACCGTACGCTATAAATCCTGGCGAGATGGCGGAATAATGGGAGTACAATTACAGCAAGCGCATTCAGCAAATGGTTTCTATCGTATAGAGCAAGCGCCAGATCCGCGAAAAGGTCGTAAGGCTGGACAACGCCACGCGGTAAAGATAAGAATCGGAACCCGAGAAAACAAACCGGTATGGTCGGAACCTATCGCGTTCGAAATGCATCGTCCGTTACAAGGTCGGCCGACCTGGGTAAAGATTTGCTATTTCTATCGGGGCGAGCGTGAAATCTGGTCGGTGAATATTACCTGTACAGACGTACCCGAACGGGCCTTGCCTGATACGGCTAAGGTTTTGGCGATCGATATCGGCTGGCGCGTTATGTCGGACGACAGCATTCGCGCGGCATATGCTAGAGACGAGAACGGTAACGAAAGCGAATTACTGTTTGATTCTCGTTGGAGAGAATGCGGAGATAGGGCGGATCGTATAAGATCGGCGCGAGACGATCGACTAAACGAACTCAAGAAAAAAGATACTCGATTTAGTCTAATAAAAAAGCCGTCAGGCATACGTGGATATGTTGCGAAAAATTCGATAGAAGATACCGAGGTTACCGAGTGGATAAAACAGGATCGACACCTGGAACAATACGAATTAGGATGTCGCCGTCGAAGCGTAGCGGTCCGAAAAGAAAAATTACGGGTCTGGCTGTCGTCATTGAGAAAGCAATACGCTACGGCGATTATCAAGGATAGCAGTCACAAGGAAATGAAAGCCGCTAAACGGGCTAAGGCAGATGGTATGCCACCCCCGGCGCGGCGCAACGCTCACCATGGGGCGCCTGGCGAAATCGTCGAGGAAATCTGTCGTGCGTTCGGACGGCAGACGAATATTGCGATCGTTGAAGCTCCGGGGACGACTGCCACGTGCGCGAGTTGTGGCCAAGAGATGGAAATCGGCGCTGAATTGATGATTACGTGCGAGCGGTGCAATGCTCGTGAGGATAGAGATTGCATAAGTACGCGGAATATGCTACGTTTGTACGCAAGTGGGAATTGCAAAAAACCCACCGCTCGAAAAACAATCGCAAGGTTCGCGAAAAGACACAAGAATTATGTGGAGCCCAACCAATGCCAGCGCGACGGCTTATGAGTCGCGACGCTCTCGGTGATACGTCGCCGGATTAAAGCGAGTACCAACCAATGCCAGCGCGACGGCTTATGAGTCGCGACGTCTGCGTGACGGCCGCCTGCGTGACGGCCGCGCGCCAACCAATGCCAGCGCGACGGCTTATGAGTCGCGACTCGTCCGCTAAAATAGCCGTTTTCTCGGCGGCGCCGACAACCAATGCCAGCGCGACGGCTTATGAGTCGCGACAATGGAATAGCCCGGACGGTACTTGACACGTGTAGAAAATGCTACTATTTATGTAGTAATCATTATGCCAACCCCATTTTTCCAGCCAGGCGATCCGCGTTGCCACCGCGCCGGCAGACCCAAGGGGACAGCGCTCGAGAAAATGCGCAAGATGGCTGCCGAGGTGCTAGGCGAGGAGCTGGAAACGCCGACTGGGCGTATGACCCGCGCAAAAAAAATCTACCTAGCGGTATCGCAATTGGCCGAGGAGGGCAACGTCAAGGCCGCGACGTTTCTTTTCGTTTGGGCGTACGGTAAGCCGCCGCAGGCGATAGAAATTAAGAACAGCGAATCCGAACCGGGTAATCCTACGCGGTTCCAGCTGGTTATAAAAACACCGGAAGCACTAGATCGAGTAAACGCAGGGGGCGCGATAGAAGACGATGCCTGATATTACCTGGCAGCCCACGCAACTACGCGCAGCAAGGTCTACCGCGAATATACTAGTGTTTGGCGGGGAAGCCGGGGGCGGTAAGACTCGCTTCATTATTCAGTACTTCGCGAACGCGATGCTACAATTTCCCGGATTTCAAGGCGTTATCTTCCGACGCACAACTCCTGAGATTCACGGCGCTGGCTCGCTGTGGGAAGAATCGCAAGAGGTGTTCCGCCCGATACCCGGCGCTACGGCGCGCGAGTCACCGACGTTTGAGTGGCGCCTCGGTCGGTCACTCGTAGAGTTCCGGCCTATGCAATACGAGAGCGATATCTACGCACACCAGGGTAAGCAATACGGCGGCATAGCGTTTGATGAAGGCACCCGTTTTACAGCTAATCAAATCTGGTATCTCATGGGATCTCGTAATCGTAACGCTACCGCACCGGATGATTTCGTGCCGTTCACGATACTAACTGTAAATCCCGATCCAGATAGTCCGATAAAAAAGCTAATCGAATGGTGGCTCGATGCGCCTGGTCAATACCCCCGTGCCGATCGCGATGGGGTATTGCGTTGGTTTGTGAGGTCGCGAAACGGTGAGATTTTTTGGGCCGATACTCCCGATCAACTTCCGGCTGAATCGGAACCGCGCTCGATGACATTTATTCGGTCTAGACTTAGCGATAATCAAGCGCTGCTTAAAAAAGATCCTGGTTATAGGTCGCGCCTAGAAACACTGCTGCCCCACGAGCGCGCTCGGCTGTTGAAGGGCGACTGGCTAGCGCGACCAACGCAAGGAGATTTCTTTCAACGCGGTTGGTTTCGCGAGTTGGGCGATACCGACCTCAATCGGCGACTCAAGAAACACCCGAGCCTCGAGCGCGACATGGTCAAGGTCGTGCGCTGCTGGGACCTCGCGGCTACGCCCGTAAAAGGCTGCCTAGTGCCCGGAGTGCCGCGCCCTCCTGGTTTTATCGCGACCGAAAAAGAAGCCGACTGGACGCGCGGAGTAAAGCTCGGCCTGTTCCGTGGGCGTGATGTCGTAGTGCTCGATATGGTATCATGTCGGGATACGCCCGGCGCGGTCGATGAACTTATCCGCGAGACCGCACGGCGCGACGGACCTACCACGGTAATCGGCCTGCCGCAAGATCCGGGTCAGGCTGGCGTTGACCAGTTAGAACGCAAGAAAAAAGACCTACGCGGACTAGGGCGAGTAATAGGTTTGGTTCGCTCGCGCAACAAGGAGTTTTACGCACGTCCGGTTGCAACCTACGCCTATCAGCGACGCGTTTGGTTTAAGCTTGGAGCCTGGAATGCTGACTTTTTTAATGAAATCGAGACCTTTCCGCCTCAAGAAAGATATCAGCATGATGATGTGGTAGACGCGTTTGCAGATGCGTTTCGGCTCGTAGACACGCTGCCGCGGGCATATGGTTACGATCCCGTGCGCGATGTGAATCAGGATAATGAGAGTAAACGGCTAGAGGATTACTACCGCGACGACGATCCGGTTATCGAGGATCGTATACGCGCGACGGTTGGGTTTGGTAGGAGAGACCTGCTATGATAATCCGAATATTACCGGAAGACAGAGGACTTTTGTAATGGCTATATTCGATCAATTTGGGCGAGCCATTGAAAAGCGGTGGCTAACCAAGGAAATCGCAAGAGCAGAAACGTCAGGCGTTCGGCCGGCTATTTACGACGCTGTAAGTAACGGCCTAACTCCCGCACGGCTTGCGAATATTTTACGTACCGCCGTGGAGGGCGATGCTGTATCATATCTATCACTGGCCGAGGAGATGGAAGAGCGCTATCTTCACTACCGGGGTGTGCTCTATACAAGAAAGTCGTCAGTCAGCGGCGCAACGTTGTCGGTCGAGCCGTTAGACGAGAGTCCTAGAGCGCAAGAGATTGCTGATGCGTGCTCTAAACACGTGGTAAAAAGGTCGATATTTCGTAGCATGTTATTCGATTTACTCGATGCACTTGGGAAATCCTATTCAGTGGTCGAACCTATCTGGTATACAGCCTCTACGCCCTGGACCTACAAGGCGTTCGAATGGCGCGATCAGCGATGGTTCCATTATGACCGCGTTACACAACGTGAGTTACGGCTGCGCAATCAAAACAATCCAGACGGCGATCCGTTGCCAGGCGGCGCATTTGTAGTGCATACGCCAAAGATAAAAAGTGGGCTGCCGATACGTGGTGGTCTCGCACGCGTAGCGGCTATCGCGTACATGATTTCGATGTACACGCTAAAAGACTGGCTCGCGTACATGGAAGTTTTTGGTATGCCTCTCCGGCTCGGGAAGTACGATCCAGATCGCATCAAAGAACCGGAACGGCTTACCCTTCGTACCGCGCTAGCCAATCTAGGACACGATGCGGCGGCGATGATACCTGAGGGCATGGACATAGAAATAGTAGATGTAAACCGCGGCACGGCTGGGCCCCTATTTTCGAGCCTAGCGGATTACGTGGATAAGCAGGTCAGCAAGGGTGTACTCGGCCAGACGATGACCACGGATGACGGTGCGAGCCTATCACAAGCTCGTGTGCACGGCGAAGTGAAGCAAGATATCCGCGTTGCGGACGCTACCGATCTTACGGCTACCGTCCAAGAAGGGATTATACGGCCGTGGTGTCAATTAAATTACGGCGAGGACGCGCCGATATGCAGGTTCCTGATCGATGTCGAACCTCCCGAGGACCTTAAAACGTTTACCGAAACCGTATTGCCGTGGGTCGAACGTGGAGGATTACGCGTGGGAGCGGGTTTTATACGGGATAAATTCGGTATACCCGATCCCGTCGAAGATCAAGAAACCGAAATACTGGAAGCCGTACCTAAAGCACCCGTGTCGTTTGGTAGGCCTTTGCCAGCTGATGGTGAGCCCGCGTTATCATCTCAATCGATTGGTAACACGTCTGTGCTCGAAAACGAGACCGAGACGCTCGTAGATAATGCCACCTCCGAGTGGCGGCGCATAATGTCGCCGCAACAGAAAGCGGTTAGCGAGTTAGCTAACGCGTGTAACTCGTATGAGGAATTTAAATCGCGATTAGGAACGCTAATCGAACAATTCAACTCGGATCCGTTCCTCGATATGTTAGTCTCGCAAATGTTTAAGGCGCGTGGACTAGGGGATACGCAACCATGATAGGTCTAGCGTGGGTAAGCCCGCAGTCTGGTCCGCTACCGCCGAAAGAGGTGCTGGACTATTTCAAGTCTAAGGGCATGAAACCGGCGTTTTCTTATGCAGATGTGTGGCGAGAAGAGCATACGGTTGCCTTCACCGTTGCGGGTGTGATGGAAAAAGATTTACTCGTTGACCTGCATAAGGCCGTGGACGAGGCGTTGCGTGAAGGGTTGCCATTCGCCGAGTTCCGCAAAAAGACTACCGCGGTACTCGCGGATAACGGTTGGCTCGGGCGCAAGACCGTAATCGATCCGATTACGAAAGAGGAAAAAGAAGTCGATCTCGGCCAGCCACGTCGGCTAAAGACTATCTTCGATACAAATGTTCGTACAGCGCGTGCGGCCGGGCAATGGGCGCGAATAACGCGCGCGGCTAAGTACATGCCGTACCTCGAGTACAGTCTCGGACCTAGCCGCATACATCGCCCGGAGCACGAAATGTTTGATGGACTTATCCTCCAAGTCGATGACAAATTCTGGCGTACCCATATGCCGCCGAACGGTTACGGCTGCCGATGCCGAACGCGTCAACTCTCCGAGACCGAGGCTCACCGACGAGGGATCGGCAAGTCTCCTGAGCTGCCTATGCGCACATGGGAGAATCCGAGGACCGGCAGACAGATGCAGGTGCCCTATGGTTGCGACCCCGGCTTTGATTTCAATCCCGGGCTCGAAAGATTTGGAGGTCTGAAATGAAGCTAACCAAGTCAGACGAAATCGTTGCTATTTTTTGCTGGCTCGCCGGCGCGCTCGTGGTCTGGAAATGCGAGGGCATCACCTTGTGTTTTTGGCTAGTGATAATTCTGATGCTTCCCGCGGCGAATCGCGTGAGCGACAAAATCCTGAGGTAAACCGTGACCCGACGACCTGTTCACGCGCCGGGAGTTGAACGCGTCGATGGCGCCCTTTTTCAGACCTCGTTGTGCGATGGGCAGCGCGCGATTTATCGCGATATCCTCACAGCGACCCGTCGTACTACGACGCCTGGGACACTTTTTTACTCGGTGGATTCGGGTCGCGTTACCTGTCGATTGTGCGTTGAGAAAATGGGGGCTCGGCTGGATTCGAAACGCGAATTAAAACGAGCGGTAGAAAAAATACGGGATCGAATTTATCATGCGCGGCGCGAATTGGCAGCATTAAAATCAAGCGCAAATAGTTGATATCATTAGCCTATCCAATTATTTTAAAAAAAGGCTTGACGGAAAATACGACCATACACCACGTTTAGGGTATGGCTTTCACCTGCCCTTCCTTACCGTCCCACCAATGCCAGCGCGACGGCTTACGAATCGCGACATGCTCGGAATTCCCGGTACTAATCGACGGCGCGCTGCCGGAGTGGCTTGAGATAATTCCCCCCCCCGTGGATGGCGCGGTACGAGGTCGCGATGGGCGCGCGTATACCATGCGTGATCCGGTTGCGGTCCTCGATGAATTCGTGCGACTCGGGCTGGATCTGCCGATCGATATCAACCACTCGTCGGAGCTGGCAGCACCACGGGGCGAAGAGAGTCCTGCCATGGGTTTCGTGACAGAGCTCGTGATCAAGCCGGGCGGCGGGATATGGGGCCGCGCGGAATGGACCGAGTACGGCCGTCGATGGCTTGCCGGAAATCCGTATAAATACGTATCTCCCGCGTTTCGGGTCGACGGCAAACAGATTTCGGAAAAGCTCGGCACGTTGGGTGAGGTGATCGCGCTGACGAGTATAGGCCTAACAAATAGGCCGAATTTTGATTTGATGGCGCTAAACGCTAAAAACGATAATAGCGAAATAAAATCGGAGGATAACCAGATGGATACGAAGAATTTTTTGACTACTCTAGGTTTGAAAGAAAACGCAACGCCGGAGCAAATCAAGGCGCGCATCGACGAACTGGTCGAAGCAGCGACCGTGCCCGTGCCCGCGCTAAATTCGCAGGAAGCAATCAACGCGCAGATTGATATCGCGGTACAAGCCGCGGTTAAGCCTCTGCAAGAACAAGCGCAAAAAGCACGTGCGATAGCGATCAACACCACGATCGATCGGTACGTGGCGCTCGGCAAGATCCAGCCGACCGCGGAGTCAAAGAAATTCTGGGCCGATAGCTGCGGCGATTCCGAGGACGGGTTACTTCGCGTATCCAAGCATCTCGAATTGATGCCTAGTCTGGTCTCGACGAACGCTACACTACCGGGTCTTCCGCCGGAGCAAGGAGCGGGATCACTAACCGATAGTCAGATTAAGATCTGTGACATGTTACAGATTTCACAGGACGATTATAAGAAAACCCTGGCCGCGCGTCAGGGGAAGGAAGGTAATTAAAAATGACTGCATTAGCAAAAGATAGGTACATCCAAGAAGCGATCGGCGCCGAATATTCGGCGTCGGTAAAAGCCGCCGCGAAGATCTTCGCGGGCGCGTTGATCGCACAGGATACCGATGGGGACGCGGCTCCGGGCTTCGTCAGCACCGCGATCCGTACACTAGGTATCGCGATGGAATACAAGGACAATACCCTGGGCGGAGATGGCGCGCTGACCGTGCGTTATCGCAAGGGTGTTTTCATGATGGAGAACAGCGCCTCCGCGGACGAGATTACGGATGCCGACGTGGATAACGTTTGCTATATCGTAGACGATCAAACCGTCGCGCGTACATCGGGCACTAATACCCGATCAATCGCTGGCAAGATACGCGGTATAGATACCGTAAGTCTAAAGGTCTACGTCGAGGTCGGCTACGTGACAAACGTGGACGGCGATCTTGTTGCCGCAAACAACCTCTCGGAATGCACGCCCGCTACGGCGCGCTCAAACATCGGCGCGAACCTGGTCGAGAAATACCTCGGGCGCTATCTCATGAACGCGAGCGCTACCTACTATGTTCCTTGCGAGATAGCAGGAGTTATCACGAGTATACGCTCGGCTATGGAAGGTGCGCTGACCGGCGGAGATCCTACGATCACCTGCTTGATCGATGCCACGCCGATCACCACCGGTGTACTAACTCTAGCCGCGGCCGGTTCTGGCGCAAACGTCAAAGACAGTTGCGCGCCATCGGCCGCGCGAACCGTAGCCGCCGGTAACTCAATTGGGCTGACAGTAGCGGCTAACAGTCAGAGCAACGCGGTTTACGCATCGATAACCGCACGGATCGAGACCTGACAGGTAACGACCTAAAAGGATAAAGGAAATAAAAATGATAGTCAACAGCGAAAATCTCAGTAACCTATTCACTGGATACAAAACCTCATTTCAGCGCGGACTCGACAGCAAGCAGCCTTCACAGGCTGATGTTATCGCAACGCGCGTTACTTCGGCAACCAAGACCGAGAATTATAGCTGGCTCGGCCAGTTACCGGCTCTCCGAGAATGGATCGGACCACGGCAAATCCAGCGATTCGCCGCGCATGCCTATGCGCTTACCAACAAACGGTATGAACTGACCTGGGCAGTACCAATTGACGATATCGAAGACGATGCGGTTGGAGCTTACGCGACCTATTCGGAGGGCGCAGGCGCGTCTCTGGCTATGTGGCCCCATCAGATTCTATTCGCGCTATTCCAAACCGGAGATGCTGTCCTATGCTACGATGGTCAGTACTTTTTCGACATCGATCACCCGGTAGGCCGTGATACGCCGGTATCTACGTCTAATCTACTAAACGATGGCGGGGCGATGGCTGCGCATCCGTGGTATTTGATAGATACCACAAAGATCATCAAGCCGATGATTTGGCAACTACGAAAAGCGCCGGTTATGACCTCGCAAACCGACCTCGCGGCGTCGAATGTATTTGAATTAGACGAGTTCCGGTTCGGCGTCAAGGCGCGTGGCAACGCGGGCTTTGGACTGTGGCAAACCGCGCTCCGCAACGAAGCGGCGCTTACGACCGCAAACCTAGAGGCAGCCATTCTCGCGATGAATGCGTTTGAAAACGATGAGGGATATAAGCTGGGTATCAATCCCAATATCCTGCTAATCGGAGCATATCATCAGTTCAATGCGATCGATCTGTTGACCAGGCAATTGCTAGACGCCGCCGGAGCGATCAACCCGCTGGTAAACAGATTGCAAATCGTGATAGTTCCCGAGCTTCCCTAAAGGAGGATATCGTGGATAAACCAGTAACGCGCGATGAATTCAAGACGCAATTCGGATCGGATACGATGGACGAACTGCGCCACATGGCCAGGGCAGATCTGAAAATAGAGATTCCGTTCGGAATCAAAAAGTCCGAGTTGCTGGATCTCATGTTTGACGCCTACGCAAAGGTCGGAATTAAACCGGCCGAACAGATAACTCCCATGATAACCGATGCGGTAAACACACCGCCGACTACGCCGGTTATAACGATTAGCTGTAAGGCTCCCAAAGGGATACGTCGAGGTGATCGGTTCTGGCCGAGTGGAAAACAAACCTTTGCAGAAAACGAGTTATCCGCCGAACTTCTAAGTATCCTAGCGAGCGATCGGATGTTCTTGATCGAGACTACGAAAGTTGAATAGCGAGTGGCATACGCAACGCAGCAAAACTGTATCGACCGCTATGGGACGGATATCGTTACGGTAGCGACCGATCACGACGGAAACGGAGTTATAGATAATAGCGTTTTACAGCGTGCATTAGATGATGCGACGGCAACGATCAATAGTTACGTGGCCGGTCTGCCGGGTTTTCCGTTCGAAGTGACGCCAGACAGTTTTGAAAAACTTTGCTGCGAAATGGCGCTTTATAACGCGTCGTTCACTGCCAATACCGTTACCGAGGAGCAACGCACGCGATACGACGATGCGCTGAAATATCTGACATTGGTAGCTCAGCAGAAGATCCGGCTTAGCACGGGAGCCGGTCAGAACATTGTCGAATCAAATGCCACAGCCAACATTATCAGTTCGGAGCGTATATTTACTCGTACTAGTCTGGGTAGGCTTTTTTAATGGCTGGCGCGGTATTAGAGATCAAAAGCAAAGAGCTGGCGACGTTAAATAAACGGCTTGTCAAATGGTTCGCTAAAATCGATAAGCCATCAGAGGCCATGGAATTAATTGCGACGCATCTAGAGAGCCAGACCCGGCGGCGCATCGAAGAAGAGCGTGCCGATTCAGAGAGTAGAGCATGGCCAGAGTGGAGCGAGAAATACGCCAAAACGCGACATGAAAATCAGAACCTCTTGCAAAACGAGGGGGATCTGGTCGATGATATAGCGCCCGATTCGGGCGCTGATTTCGCAAAGGCTTATGTTACCATGATTTATGCGCGTACGCATCAGCTAGGAGATAAGAAACGCAATATTCCCGCGCGTCCGTATCTCGGATTAAGTAAAGTAAACGCAAAGGATATCGAGAACGAGATAGCGAAATTCATCGAGGCGGCGCTATGAATCTCCTGGAACTACGCGCGGGCGCGGCTTCTGCGATTCGCACGGGACTTGTCGGACAGGAAGGCCGGACGGTCACCGTCGGAACGCATGGCGGAGAGTATAGTTTGAAAGAAATTCAGCGATACGCGCAGAAAGCTCCGGCCGTCATTATATCTGTGCTATCCTGCGATACCGATAAATCTCCGTTGGTAACCATAGGCGCCACGGCTCACATGGCCGCGTTTGTAATGGATCGTAGCCACGCGGGCGATCCGCGCGACGAAAACGCGCTCGATTTGGTAACCAGACTATTGCGGATATTAGCCGCCCCGGGGCAATTCTGGGGGCTTACTGGCTGCTTATCTGCTCCCCAGAACATCCGGTCGCGGAATCTCTATGCGCCCGATCTGGACGGTATAGGGATAGCTCTATGGGCCGTGACCTGGGCGCAATTAGTGGATCTTACCGATGACCTCGGCCTGGAACTGGAAGATTTTAATATCCTGCATGTCCATTACGATTTGGGGCCGGAACCCGATGGTGTGCTCGAGGCCGAGGACGAAATCGAACTCAATCCGCTAGCCGAGGAAGTGATTGCGGGCAACGATGCGGACGGCGTACTTAAGGATACTGATGATGTAGGAGGGGCGGTAAATGGCTAAGAAACAGCATGGCGCCCTTACCCCAGCTAGTCGTAGGCCGTTTGATGCAGCTGGTCGAGGCAACCATGTTCTTCAGGGATTTAGCGCCGTGCTCGACGAGGCCGCGCGCCTCGCGATAGTGCAAACCACCACCGACCGAGGGCGCGTAATCGAACAGACCGGCGGCGTGACGCCTGGGTTATACGTTGCCGATGGCGCAGGCGGTTGGATGTTTTTGAAACCATATATTGCGCCCGTATTCGCTACAGGCGTAGGGCATACGGTTGATCAATTAATTACTGTTTTACAAGGATTATCCATAGTTAAACAATCCTAAAAAGAGGCAAAACATGACAATAGCATTTAACACCATACCATTAATTATCAATACGCCCGGCTCCTATATCGAATACGATACGAGCCGCGCGGTACATGGTTTACAGATTCAGCCGCACGACGTGCTGTTAGTCGGCAACAAAACCGCGACGGGGACTGCCACGTCCGGCGCGGTTTTGCCGGTGCCTAGTGCTGATGACGCGCTCGTATTGTTTGGTACGGATTCGCAACTCTACCAGATGGTTAAACAATATAAAGCGGTCGATCGATTGACCCCCGTGTGGGCGATACCACTAACCGACTTGATGGGCGGCGTTGCCGCGATCCATCGATGGACCGTAACTGGCACGGCAACCGCGGCTGGTGAAATCGCTTTTTATCTATCTGGCAGACGTTTCACGGTGCCTATAATTGTAAACGAGACGGCTGCGCAGGTGGTAACCGCTGCGGTCGCCGCGGCGGCCCTGCTGACCGATACCCCGGCGACTGTGACCGATGGGGGCACGGGATTTTTGACGGCCACGGCGATACATAAGGGTGTGTTCAGCAACCAGATCAAACTCGGGGTGAACCTGAATGCGGGCGAGGCGATGCCCGCGGGACTCGCGATAGCCATTTCCGCGCCTACGGCCGGCTCGGGCGATACCGATCACGCGGCGGCCGTGACGGCGATGGGTGAGGACCAATATAACACCATGGCTGTCGGAGTTTATTCGCTTACTGAAATAGCGAAAATCGTAACCGAATTGGAATCGCGCGAGTCGGCTATGCGTTGTATAGAGGGTGTAGTGTTCGGCGCAGTTTGCGATAGCGCGGCGAATTTGGCAACCTATGCAGCGAGTCTGAATACATCAATCCTTTGCGTGACTGGCTACGAGGCTAGCGCATCATGTCTCACTCCATGGGAGGTTGCGGCTCAAGTCGCAGCGGTCAACGCGGCGAGCGTACAGGTGGATCCGGCTAGGCATCAAAGCGGCACATCGCTCTCGGGCGCATACGCGGCCGCGCGCGGTACGCGATTCACACGCGCGCAACGCGATACCCTACTGGGGCTCGGGATTAGCACGATAAGGGCTAGCTCGGACGGACGTATGCTGGTAGACCGTTTGGTAACTACAAAAATTACGAACAGCTCGGGTCTCTCGGATTTGGCGCTTTTCGATTTGTCGCCGCACGTGCGCACTATACACGCGATCCGGTATACGATTCGGGCGCGTATCGCGAGTAAATTTGCATATTTCAAACTGGCCGATGATGATGGTATTGCTCGGCCTAAGGTTGCTACTCCTAGCGTTATTCGCGGCGAACTCGTGGCGTTATTTTGGGAGTGGTTCTACGCGGGCTGGGTTGAGAATCCCGATCAATACATGGCCGACCTTTTGGTTGAGCGCGATGGTAGCGATGTGAATCGCGTTAATGCGATTATACCGCCCGATATCATCAACAGTTTCTTAGTGTTCGCCGGTCAGATTTCATTCATACGCTAAGGCGATAGGGAGAATAACATGAAGGTAACAAGTCAGATAACCGTAAAAGTCGATGGTGACACGATACTTGCAAAATCTGGACAGGTAACGTTTAACCCTGGCGGTTACGAACGTGATGCGGTATACGCTGATGGACGGATGATAGGCTATACCAACAAACCGATTAGTTCGGTCATATCAGGATCGATCCAGCATACCAGTGATATCGAGATGCGCGCGTTAGCCGATCAAGAAAACGTATCGATTGTCCTTGAAATGGATAGCGGACTAAAGTACCTGATAGACGGCGCGTTCGCGACAAAACCCCCCGAACTGTCGGGCGATTCGGGCGATGTAGCAATCGAATACAAGGGTCAACCGGCAAAGCAACTATAAAAGAAAACCATGGAATACAAACTGCAATATCCTATCGAACGAGATGAAGGCGGAGAGCGCGATACGCTGGCGATCAAGGATCGGGTCAAGGGCGCGGATATGTTGGTGTTAGACGAGCACGGTGGAGAGGTGGATACCGCGTTAAGGATAATCGCTAAGATGTGTAAAATCTCGCGGGCAGAGGCGGAGCGATTGGACGCGGCGGACATCGGAGTGCTGAGCGAGATGATAGCAAAAAAACTCGGTCGCTCGCTGGATGGCGAGACAAAGCCGCGCTCTTAGCTTATGTTTTTCACTGGCAGCCTAGCGAGCTATACGGTTTAGAAATGGACGACCTGGAACGGTGGTACGAAACGGCGAAAGAGATTTTGAATAGCATGCGATAATCCAATGACCGGCAATGTCAAAGCAAGTCTGACTATACGGCTCAAGGATTTGGTTTCGGGGCCAGCAGAGGCGATCAAGCGTGCGATCAACGGTATAGGCTCCGCGTCCGCTAAGATCCCGGCCACGGGCGGTGGTTTAGCCAGATTAGCCGAGACGGTTAAGGGTTTCAATCTGGCGGGTAATCTGGCGCTAGCTGGGCAGGGAATGACCACGCTCGGCAATCAAGCGCGCGGCGCACTCACCATGGTACTACGCCCCGCGATGGATTTCGACGCGGCAATGGCGCGCGTAGGCGCGATCACGCAGGGTATCGATGCACGAGGTATACAGGATTTAAACGCGGCGGCGAAAGATCTGGGGGAAAGTACCGGCATGGGACCGGTAATGGTAGCGCGCGGCCTAGAAGCACTCGCGCAAGAGGGTTATAACGCGAAACAGCAACTCTCTACACTGCCTATTATTTTGCAGTTGTCAAAGGTGTCTGGCTTGGAACTGGGTGCGTCGATTGATGTGGTAACAGATTCGCTAGATACGTTTAATTTAGGCACTGAAGAGGCAGCGCGTGTAGCAGGTATGCTCGGTGGAGTATCACTTACGAGCGGCACGGGCGTACAGCAATTATTTACCGCTCTGCAATCCGGTGCGCCAGCCGCACTGGCCGCTGGCGTATCCTTAAAAGAAGTCGTGACCATAGTGGGATTGCTCGGTAGCGTGGGCGTAAAAGGAAATAAGGGCGCCATGGCCATGAACGCGATGCTCATGGCTTTGGGTAGTCCTGGTAAAGTGGCAACGCAAGCGCTTGATAAAATAGGCATCAGCGGTAAAGATATGGCGCTTGGCTTGCAGAAACCGGCACAATTACTCAAGCTAATCAATGAACGAATGAACGCAAAGGGGCTAGACGCCACTTCGCGCTTTCGTATTCTCGAATCGATATTCGGACCGCGCTTAATGAAGTCCATGCCCACACTGATAAACGCTTTAAATAAGGTGGGGGAAGACGGAAAGACAGAGTTCGATAAAATCGCGGACGCGGCCGAGAACGGCGAGGCTAAACTAAATAAAGTAACCGCGGCGATGGGCGAGACTTCAACCTTAAAGATCAAAAAACTAAACGCTAGCCTAGAGCGGCTTTACATCGATCTCGCGGAACAGTTGGCGCCTATACTCGGACCGTTGCTTAAAGATTTGAAGGAAATGATTGCGGAATTCTCTAAATGGTCGAAACAAAATCCAGAACTGATACGAGCCATAGGTCAGTTCTTGATCGGCGTGGCAGCGGTAGCCGCTATACTAGGTCCAATAACACTAGCCGTATCGAGTTTAGTTACGGCATTTTCGTTGTTAAAGATGGTTGCCAAGGGCACTGCTATACCGTTTAAAATTATAGGAAATATGAGCGCAGAATTGGGTAGACAGGCGTCGATCGCAACTGGCCCGGCGAAAGTACTGGGTGGCGCTTTGCGAGGTGTAACGGCCGCGGTCGGTCTTGTGGGCGCCGCGTTTGCCGGTTGGGAGGTCGGGAAATTGTTGGATAGCGTGATAGGTAAAGTATTCAAATTAAAGAATGGGCTGCTCAGTACAGAGATCGGCCTTAAGATGGGTAAGTCAGCGTGGTTCAATACGGCTATTGGATGGATACCTGGAATGGAAGACGTTGCTAAAGGCAATGAGAGGTTGAACGCCGCGGAGAAAACCGACGAGAAAGCGCTTTTGTCCGAGGCGGAAGCCGCGGTCGGCGCCGTACCGACCTGGATAACTCCAGAATCCGAGAAGCCTTGGACAAACATGCTTCCGAGGCGGCCGGAACCTGTAAAAGTTGGCGGTAAAATCGATATCAATATAGACGTCAGCGACAAACGCGCGAAGGTTACTAAGGTTATCGCGGTTGGCAAAGGCGCGGAATTAGAGGTCGGTTATAATACGGTGCTGCAATGAGCTGGCAAGACAGAAAGCAAAAAGCCTCTTTTCGCGGCGTAGCCTTTAACGTCGATATATCCGACCTTGAAATAGGGCGGCGTGTAGCTTTCTACGATTTACCACTAGACGAATCAGGCGGCTCGATGGCGCGCGATATGGGAGCGCTATCCAGAAAGCATGCGCTAACCGCTGTATACTGTGGGCCGAATTACGACCTCTTGCGAAATAACCTAATAGCCGCGCTGGAAAAGGCTGGGCCGGGCGAGCTGGTCCATCCCTATTACGGCCGGGTACAAGTCGTGATAGATGGTCCTGCGCATGTGCGCGAGTCAACGGCGGACGGAGGTACGGCGCGCATAGAGTTCACGTTCCGCAAGCATCGTGACCAGGGTACTCCGTTGATGGGCTTGGACACTTTTTCGGATGTGATCAACGCCGCGGATTTGGCGCTTGCAGCGCTCAACGAGGACTACGTGGGATCGTTCTCGGTCGCTGGTGTAGAGGGTTGGGTACATGAGTTAAATCTTGATGCACTCGAAAATCTAACCGATGATATACAGAAGATAAATAACGATATCGATCGCCTGCTAGCGATACCCAGCAAACTCGCAAGCGACTTGGACGAATTCAGTAAAGAATTAGCCGAGCTTATCAATACGCCGCAAAAGCTTATTAATAGCGTACAAGCGTTAATCGCAAGCGTTCTCAACTCGATTGATCGCGTGGCAGATGCCATAGGAGCATTACTTCCGACCTCGAAAAAGGCCGCGGTTATCGGCTTGGGTATCGAGCCGATAATCTCGATTCTAACGCCATCACGCACCCGCCAGCGTGTTAATCAATACGCATCGGTGCGCGCTTTTCGCGGCTGCATGATAGCCAATACGGCGAAGGTCGCGGCGGGGCTTACTTATAGTAGCACTCAAGAAGCGATTTCTGTTCGCAACACACTAATCGAACAATTCAATGCGTTCGCCGAATCGGATGAAATGGATAGTCAAGAGGCAATCGACGATAGTGTAGACCCGGCCAATCTTGTCTCGGCTGACGGTCCGCAGATTGATAAAGTACAAGAGCAAATGCGCGCGCTACGCGTTGCGCTCAATCGCCATTTACTACAGATAGTCGGAGATCTGCCGAGTATGGTTTTCTATATCCCGGCTGAGACTATCCCGGCTATCGTGATCGCGTATCAGCTTTATCGGGATGCTTCGCGAGATCTAGAAATCGTAGACAGAAATCTTGAGATAATTCGTTATCCGCTTTTTGTTCCTGGTTCTCAACGGTTAGAGGTCATCGCCAATGTCTGACCCGTTTTTAATCGATAGCGGGCCAACATTTTCGCTGACCGTAGGTAGCAATATCTTCACGGGCTGGCTCGAGGTTACTGTTGATAAAAGTCTAGAAGAATTCGCGCATTCATTTACTCTGAAATACTGTGACCAGTGGACCATCGACGGCGAGCCATGGGAGATATTTCCTGGCCATAAATGTACTTTGAAATGGGGCGACCAGGTTTTAATCACGGGCTACGTGACTCAAACCGATCACGATATAACCAGCGACCAATATAATCTAAACGCGTCTGGCAGATCGCAGACCGCCGATCTCGTTGATTGCTCGGCGATTCATAAAACCGGTCAATGGAAAAACGCGAGTCTAGCTCAAATCGCTACTGACCTGTGCAGACCGTTCGGTATTGAGGTTGACGATCGATCGAATATCTCGCGTAAGTTCCAGCGGTTCGAACTCGACGATGGCGAGACGGTACATGAGGCCATTAACCGCGCTTGCCGTATTCGGGCTTGCTTGCCGATTACTACGCCAGAGGGAATGCTGGCGATCGTTCGCGCCGATACTGCTAGTACCGCTATGGGGCTCGGCAGTATGACCGGTATGATAGAGGGACTGGCGGCGGGTTCATTCGATCCGAATACCATAATCAGCAGGCGGTTGACTCATGGTGAACAGGATAGATATAGTAAGTATATATTCAAAAGTCAGCTGTCATCTACTGATGAATTTAACGGATCGAATGCTGTTGCCGTGAAAGGCGAAGCGGTGGATGCTTCGATCCTACGTTATCGGCCGATCGTTATGCAGGCCGAACTATCGGGATCTAAAAAAGACATGGAGGAACGCGCTCTATGGGAGCGCAATGTCCGCGCGGCGCGTAGCGACCGATTGGCCTACACGGTAGACGGGTTGACCGGCCCAGACGGCGTGCTCTGGGAACCCGGACAACAAGTTAAAATACAAGACGATTTACTCAAGGTAGACGACACCCTAATCGTCATCTCCGCGCGATTTTTACTGAACGCGGACGGCCTTCGTACCGACCTGGAATTCACGAGCCCAGAGGCTTACTCGATGGATGAGCTACCAGAGCGCGACGAGGCGTGGAATTCCAAGAGCGGAAAATCATGGACACCCAAGCAGGTCAAGGTGCGAAAATGACTCCCGATCGTGCGTGGATGCGTAAGATATGGGCGCGAGTTAACTCCGCGATAGTGCGGGGAATCGTGAGACGCACGACCGAGGATACCTCGCTACCGCTGCTACAGGTCGAGTGGGCCGCCGACAGGGCGTCCGATTCGGTAGAGTATTTGCAACCCCAGGGGATTTACTTTAGGCCGCGTGCGGGCGCCGAGGGCCTGTTCCTTGCGGCGGCGGGAGACCGGGCGGCCGCGGTGCTGGTGGACGCGCAGAAGCGCGGCGATACGCCCGGAGGTGAGGACATCGCAGAGGGTGAGGGTGGGCTTTACTACGCTGGAGAATTTGGGGTATTCCTCGACGCGGCGGGCCTAGTGCATCTCGGCGCGAAAAGCGGCGAGGATTTTGTCGCACTCGCCGCAAAGGTGAAAAGCGATCTGGACGGAATCAAATCTGATTTAGACGCGCTAAAAGAAGCGTTCGACACGCATACGCATGTCCTGGCTATCGCGGCACTAGCGGGCGCGGGCGGTACTGGTACGGCCGCTCCGCCCGCTCCGCCGGTTATTTTGACCTATTCACCGACCTCACCGGCCGCGGCAAAGGTGAAAGCGACATGATAGCCCTATCTTTCGATAACGCGACTGGTCAGGGTGACCTCGCATTTGATGGGGGTATCGTACAGGGCTATGGACTTGAAACCTCCATAGCGATATCGCTTTTAACCTGGCGGCGCGCGACCAAAGACGATAGCCCGCCTGATGGCATGAATTTGCTGGGCTTCTGGGGCGATACTTATCCAGATGTTCCTGGTGACTTAATCGGCTCGCGGCTTTGGCTGATGGCGGGAAAGAAAATCAATCAGGAATCGCTGACACTCGCTGTAGACCTCACGCGTGAGGCATTGCAATGGTTGATCGACGATGGCGTGGCCGAATCTATCGAGCCGGTAGCGACACGCGGTACGGACGACAAACTCCAAATCGGTGCATGGATTAAGAAGCCAACCGAACTTGCGTCTAAATGGTATAGCATATGGGAGGGTACAATTGGCTCTTGATCGACCAACACTTAAGGCGCTAATCGAACGCGTCAAAAACGATTTTGAGGCGGAGCTAGCCGGAAGCGATGCGCATCTACGCCGTTCTATCGAGTACGTGCTAGCGCGTGTGCTCGGTGGATTGGCGCATGGGATGTACGGCTACCTTTATGGTTATATTTTACGGCAGATCTTTCCAGATACGGCGGACGAAGACCATTTCTGGCGCTGGGCCGCGATATGGGGAGTAATGCGCAAGGCCGCTGTTTATTGGAAAGGCACATACCGATTTACGGGTGTTGATACGACCGAGATAGACGCGGGCACGGAACTTCAACGATCGGATGGTCTAACCTATACCACGGATGCGATAGCATATATAAGCGGCGCCTATGTCGATGTGGCTATAACAGCGACCTCGCCCGGCGCTGACTGGAATTGCGACGATGGTCAGACGCTAGCTCTGGTAAGTCCGATTCCGGGAATAGATGGCGATGGTATCGTACAGGAAACAACGCAAACCGGAACAGACCTGGAAACCAAAAACGATGGGTTGGTAAGGCTGCTCCTGCAAATCAGCGAGCCGCCAAGTGGGGGCGGGCCAGGCGATTACGAACGGTGGGCGCTAGAAGTCGCGGGCGTTACGCGCGCATGGGAGTTTCCAAGACAATCCGGGCCGGGCACGGTATCGATCGCGTTTGTTCGAGACGGCGAAACGCCGATCGTTCCTGACCTCGCGGAACGAAACGCGGTACTGGATTATATTGAGTTGTATCGACCGGTTACCGCCGAGGTTAATATTATTGAACTAACGGAGGTGGCCCAACCAATAACCCTGACTACGCTAACGCCGAACACGGCCGCGGTGCGGGCCGCCGTCACCGCGGTGCTAGAGGATCTGTTTAGTCGCGAATCGACGCCTTTGGGTACGATAACGCTGAGCCGAATAAACGAAACCATATCGCTAGCGGCAGGAGAGGAAGACCACGTGATGTCCGTACCGGCCGCGAACGTAACGGCAACCATCAGCCAAATCGTAATACTAGGTGCAATAACATTTCCATGATAGCCGCGGATTACCAGAAGATTTTCTATATCTTATTGCCGACAGGGCCGCTATGGCCCGAGCAAGATGGCGACTCACCCAATTGGGATATGCTTGCCTCAGCGTTATCGCTTGAACTGGCGCGTATAGACGAGCAAGCGTTGGAGCTTGTTGACGAGGCAATACCGGATGCTACTAGCTATACCTATCCCGTGGAACTGCTGGAAGCGTGGGAACGAGTAGCTGGATTGCCTGATCAATACACACCAACCGGACAGACAATAACACAGCGTATACAAGCGTTAATCGCAAAGTTGCGCGGGCCAGGTGCGCCGACGTTAGCGAAGATCGAAAACATCGTTGAGCCGTATAGTATCGATTATGCCGTGTTTGATGGGTATCGTTTAGTGGATTCGTTCGCACAATCAGTCGGGGGTGCGCAATGGTGGTATGGAGGTGGCGCGACGGTAGTGGAAAACGCGGCCCCGGATCGTCACGGTAATATGACCGCGGAGGTTATCACGTTCCCGACAACATCGGGTTTTGTCTATTCCAATATATTGCGGATAGCTGCTTACGAATCTATATTTATTGATTTCTGGATTCGTCTTTCTAGTGGAGGATCTCATCTGCTCGAAATAAAGGTAACCGGTCGCGATGGCACAACGGCGGTTTACACGGATAATGTTGCATTAAATACAACCTGGGCACATCATACTATTCGTATTGCCGATGTTGGTACGGGTGCTTATGACCCGAGATTGCGATTAAGAATAACTAGCGGTTCTAATGTTGTATTACATATAGCCGAAGTAAAAGGCGGTTGGCGCGAACGGTATTATCCGGTATTCATGGCGGGTTCGGTAGCGGGCGAATCGGTGGGTTCGATTTGGGAGCATGTGTACGGCGTAGAATACGGCGAGGATTTGATCTCACGTGATGGCGGAACGGGTAAAATAATCTGGGGCACCCAGATGACATTGACAGAAGACGCGGTAACGGAACCTATTAGCAGACAGCAAATAGCCTACAAATTCGATCCGCCTTATTCGAGTTTTTGTATCGCCATTTTTTATTTAACCACTTATACCAGATATGTGCGATATAGTTTTTGGGTGCGGACAGATACGACCGGCTACCTCACGATACGGGCGTATGGTTGTGAGAACGGCGCTTTGGTCTATACTCGGCTTTTGATACCGATGCGAGAAAGTTGGGAGTTCATCGAATTTGATGTTGACAACGGCATCGGTATTACCTATCCTACCTATCCAGAGGTTAGGATAACCGTGGTAGATGGTATCGTAAATCTATACCTCGCGCATGCGCGCGCAAGCGAAACGAGTGTCGAGATTGAAGGGCGTGTATCGGAAGCGTCTCCGCTACATACTTTACCCATGTTTCATTCCTACGGAGAGTTAACACAATGCACCGAATAGATAATTCAACAAGATTGATAGACGGCAATGGTGCTGGTAAGGACGGCTTTACCGAAGGCAATCCTGGTACGGTCGCGGCTACACGTGTTACCGATGATTGGCTCAACGATAGTCAAGAAGAGGTGTGTAATGTTATCGAGAGAACTGGTCTAACTCTAGTAAAGGGAGATCAAGACCAATTGTCGGAATCGCTTAGCCGATTATTTCGGGATATAACGCTTAGCAACTGGACAAAGCAAACACCTGCGAATGCCGCGCATGATTTTACCGGTAGCGCTACCAATGGTAATATAACATGTTTGGTGACGTTTAACGGTGATATTGAATATACTTATGACGGCCTAAACTGGACCAGTGTTACATTGGGTAGCAATCTGTTTTCAATAGCTTACGGAAACGGTTATTGGGTAGCAGTAGGAAACGCGGGCGCCCTTTATTATACTACCGATCCCACGGGCGCTTGGACTTCCAACACTCAAGGCTCTGGTCAGCTCCTCACGGTAGCTTACGGTAACGGCTACTGGGTCGCAGCGGGAAGTTTGGGCATATTATATTACAGAGCTACGAATCCTGTTGGGACGTGGACGTCTAATACGCAGGCAGGAGGTAATGCTATTTTCGCGATAGCTTACGGTAACGGCTATTGGGTCGCCGCATGCTATTACGCCACGACAAATCTATTTTACAAAGCTACCGATCCCACGGGCGCTTGGACCTCAAACACTCAAGGGACGCAATCTTTGTACGCGGTAGCCTACGGTGACATCAAAGGTGTAGGCACATGGATTGTGGGAGGTACGCTAGGAACTATATATACCAAACTATCGATACCTAGTGGGGCATGGACGTTTCGCGTTGGCGCAAGTTCCGCAACCATACACGGTTTGATAATGGCTAACGATTTTGCTGTAGTGGTTTTTAATATATCAGTGTCGCTAAAAGGAATAGAAACAACTTACGACGGAATTACATTTACCAATCGACCGAATACGACCGCGGAGGACTTGACCGCAATAATCTATGCTCACAACCTGTTTATCGCCGCCGGAACCAACGGCGAGATACACACCTCGTTACGACTTGGTATTTATTGATAGGAGAAACAAAATGTCGGAGCTAACGAAATCGAATGGATACGAAATAGCAAACAACGTGCGAGTGGGCACTGGTCAGTCATGGTTCTCACCGCATATGGAATTGCAGCGTAACATGCCTGGCGTGAGTTACGAGGTCAAACTTAAGGGTAATGGTACAGGCTCGTTTGTTCCGCGTGGCGGTAACCGTGCGAGACATCAACGCGGCGGTGAAGTTGTGACCACTCCGACCACCGATCTGGATGGCGAGCGTTTACCGCAAATATCTGGCATATTGTCAACGGACTTACCGGATATTACAACCGCTCCGTTTGAAAAGACTATCAATATAGGGAATATTAATTGTAACTATGCCGAGTTAGAATTCAAATGCCTGACCGGTACGTTTTTCTTGACGGTTATCGCCGCCGGTAAAGCCGCGTGAGGATGTTATGCGTGCTGGATTACAAATACAATTAATAATCTCCAAGCGTTTACCGATAACGGCGGGAGAGGTTTTGCGTTTGTCTTTCGATCTCATCTCCTTTGCGAACGCGTCGAACGCGCGCTATGCGATTAATCCGGTAACGGGTGAGATTGTTGGACCATACGGAGCGGCCGTACTTGCGGAAATACCAGTAGCCGGTAGGCGGTGTTTGGTATTACGTGGGGCTGCTAATGCGTTTACAGACCTCGGTCAGCAATATAGCGAGGGTTATGTACTCGCTCTAGCCAGTCTTGGCGACGGAATAGCACTAGCCGGCACGGGTCCGAATGGTAAGATCCTACGCTCGACGAATCACGGGGCTACATGGACAGACCTCGGTCAGCAGTATAGTGAGGCTTATATACTCGCTCTAGCCAGTCTTGGCGGCGGAATAGCACTAGCCGGTACACGTCTGAATGGTAAGATCCTACGCTCGACGAATCACGGGGCTACATGGACAGACCTCGGTCAGCAATATAGCCAGAATTATATATTCGCTCTAGCCAGTCTTGGCGACGGAATAGCACTAGCCGGCACATGTCCGAATGGTAAGATCCTACGCTCGACGAATCACGGGGCTACATGGACAGACCTCGGTCAGCAATATAGCGAGGGTTATGTACTCGCTCTAGCCAGTCTTGGCGACGGAATAGCACTAGCCGGCACGAGTCCGAATGGTAAGATCCTACGCTCGACGAATCACGGGGCTACATGGACAGACCTCGGTCAGCAGTATAGCCAGACCGATATA